TCTGGTTGTCTTTTACAGCAACCTGGGGGTTGAACCCATCTACCGCCACATTGACCAGCTTAAGCAGGTCATCCTGTGACGTGTTGGGATCGGCACCCAGAGCCGCCTTGAGCTTGTCGATAAAGCTCATAGGTTTCTCCTCTCGTGCCCCGCGTCGATTCATCAGGGCGGGTTGTGGGGCGGGGGCGTCTTCACGGCGTCGATAACGTCCACCGCGTACAGTGTTGGACACCCCGGCCAATTTCCGGTTATCGACGCCCTCGCCCGCTGCCTCTACGCGGTCTACTAAACCTGCTGCCAGTGCCTCATCGGCACTGAACCACGTTTCAGCGTCCATGGCGGCGCGCCACTCTGCAGCGTCGGTACCGGTCTTAGCGGCGTAGATATCTGCAATGGTGGCGCTGGCCGATTCCAGGCGTTCGATAATGGCGTGCATGTCATTCATGTCACCCCATGCCCCGCCCTGTGCGTTGTGGATCATCATTTCAGCACCGGGGCGCATGATGACCTCCCCGCCTATTCCGACGGCGATAAAGGACGCGGCGCTCGCTGCCAGACCGTCAATGTATACCGTCTTTGTGGCGGGGTGCTCTTTGAGGGCGTTCATGATCGTTAGTGCCTCAAAGACATCACCGCCGGGGCTTGAGATGTGCAGGTCAATGTGTGAGTCTGTCACGGCGTCGATAGCGGGGACAAATTCAGCGGCTCGGACTTCCCAGCCAAGTTCCCCGTACAGTAGTAGTTTCATTGCTGATTATCCTTGTCGGTAGGTGGCTGGGTATTCTCATCAGTTGGGGGTGCGGGCGGGGGCTGTTGTTCCTCGCTCTGCTTGTTCTCACTGATGATCTGCTCCACCTCTTCCCGGCTGAATTCTTTAGCCGGGATTTGGTTTGTACGTCTAAACCATTCCTCAGTGGAATGATCCATGATTATGACTTTGGCCTGCACAGCCTGAATAAATTCAGAGACTGTGATCTTTTGCTTCGACCCTATTGTGTCGAAAACAACCAATGGGCACAACACATCTGTTTGACCGGTGTATTTCTCCACCATGTCAGGGACAAGGTAGTTATTGGCCACCGCTGCGTGCTGTTCTGCTATGGTTTGCAGACCTTGCAAGAACAGTTCCATTTGCACTTCGGCCAGCGCATAAGAACCGCCCTTGCCCTCAAGGTTAAGGGCGTGTGCTAGGGCTGTGCGGGCTATTTGGCTATCGTGGTAGTTGATCGCTTCACGGGGGCTAACTGTCGTACCAGAGACACCCAATAAGCTGAGCTTCGCCCCGTTGGGAATACCGGCCCCGGCTAGTGTCCCGGCGCGCATTGTCTTACTAATATCCGCACCGCGTTTGATCTCTTCTCGCTGCTCTTTGGGTGAACCATTACCAGACGATTCATACACCGGGTATCCCATGCCATTGCGTTCAAGGATTGATGCCTCAAGGCGCAGCAGCTTATCTTTGAGCACCCAGTGTTTATATGCCGCACGCAGCACTGATGTTCCCAGCCAGTCGCTTGTTTGGGGGTCATTGAGATAGACCAGTAGCCGCCCCACTTCCAAGGTAATGGGGCCTTGATAGGGGCTGTTTCCAGTAGCTACAAAGGGCGGTTTCTGTTCGATGGATTCAAGCCCTCCATCGGGGGCCACGTTTATCTTGTGGATCGTGTCTGGCATTCTGGGTGCCAGCTTGACTAACCGCTGTGGTCCGTCGGAGCCGTCGGAATAGACTTTCTCAAAATACATGTGGCCAAACACCAGTGATTTGAGTGCCCATCCAAGGTGGGATTTAAAATCTACTTTGCCTTTGGATTTGGTGGGGGTGTCTACTTCCTCACCCTCAATTTCAAGGCCCAAATCCTCAGCCACCATTTTGACTATTTCGGGGTCTGCTCCATTGGGGCGAATGCGCCACCCAGTGCGGATAATCGGCAAGGTCATTGCCTGGAGAATGGAGCGTACTTGGGCATCCTCACGCGCCATTTTGGAATAGACTTGCACAGACCGTGGCCATTGCAAATCTAGGTTGTCTTCTTTAATGGTGCTGTATAGGGGGGTACTGAAATGGCCTTTTTCAGTGCTCATGGCGGCACCTCCTCAATTTTAAAATGCCAAAGTCATGATGTTTGTTTCAATGCCGAAATTATCGTTGACAGGGGCTGTGTGGTTTTCACCGCCGCTGTCACGGGTAACACTTTCCGGCGCCGCGTAAGCCTTGTCAGGAACGTATTCAGGTGGCGTGATTTGTTCAGCGGCCCACACCGCATTGGTCACGGCCACTAGGTTACAAATCACGCCGCTGGTCCGTGCCCATGCCGTGGCACCATTGACACCCTCACGGGTGGTTGCCTTTTCCAGGGCCGGGGCGAAAGACTCATGCGGCTCAATCAGGACAGTCTCATCTTTGACGTGCCGCATGAAGATGTGGAACGCGGCTTGCACATCTGTCAGGTTTATCAATTTGACCTCTAGCCCCGCCGCGTCCAATTTCTCAGCCACGGCAATGGCGGGGGATTTGGGGTCAATGACGATCAACTCTGGGTTGTAGGCGTCAATCGCCGCCGTGACTTTTTCCATGACCGTGGGCAAGTGAAACGAACCATGGTAGAGCACCCCGGCGTAGACCGGGTGAGCGATGTCGCTGGTGAGCACTCCCAGCGCCATGGTGAGCTTGTCACCATCGGGTGAGGCGTCCACGGTAAGGGCCGTCCTCAGCCCCGTCACAGTGACGTTTGGGGCAAGGGCGTCTAGCTGTTCTGGTCGAACCACATAGGTATGCCCGGCGTGGTCTGTATCACCAAACCACAAGCCCCACCCCAGCGCCTCTACGCCGAAATTGACACGCCCGGCCTCAGTGTCCATGGAGTCCATGATGTCCAGGAATGCCTGTGCATCACATAGCACACCGTAGCTCGGGTTCGACGCCTTCCATGTCGATTCATCTTCCGGGTCCATGTCTTTAGGTGCAGCGTACTCAGCTAGGTAGATTCCCGGCTTGCCCTCTAAGGCACGGCGTCGAACGCTTGATACCACTTCACCGTTTTGGTGCTGAATGAAGTCCCTGTGTACAGCGGAGGTGACGTAGATGGTTTGCGGGTCTTTGGCTGCCTTGCGGAGGAAGGCCGTTGCCGCAATTTCGGCATCGGTCAAATCGAACGCCTCATCGTAGATGGTCACGTCGATCTTTGACAGACCACGTCCACCCCCAGCGCTGCGTGTGGTGAACTCCACTTCACCTGAGTTTTTGAACCTGAAATATCCACGACCCTGTGAGCAGCCGCTGCGTGTCACCAATTTCTTAAGCCACGGCGTGATGCTGATAATGTCATTCAGCTGCTCCCAAATCTTCATGGCCGTCTCCCACCGGTGAGCTGTGAAAAGTACCGACTGTCCAAGAACAAGGGTGCGGTACAGGATAAGCCACAGCATCCCGTAGGTTTTGCCGTTCTGCCTTGTGCACACGATCACGCATGTACGGTGTAGCCAGCGACCATCCTCACGTTTCGCGTTGATAGCCAGCAAATCCCATCGCTGCCATGGAAGCAGACTAGCGTTTAGGGAATCTGCCAGCTGCAGTAGGTTCTCCCCGTCCTGATGGGTACCGGGATGCTCCACCAGGATTTCCGGGGTCTGCCTACCCGTTAACGATTGAAAAGCCTGTGAACTCGGGTGGGGCGTCCTTGCCACCAGCGTTGGTGTCATCCTTAGCCCCTTCCTTACCGTTCAGTTCCTTGATGCGGGCGTTGATGGTGGTGATAGCGCGCTGGTACGCGCCTACCGATTGACGGTGCTGTTCCACGACCTTATCGATCACCAGTGTGGCACGTTTCGTGCTGGTTTGGTCATCGTAGATTTCCAACCACGTCTTAGCGTCCCCATCTAGCATCTCAGCCAGCTTGACCAGCGTGTTATACAACTGTGCTGCTTGGACAATGAGACCGCGCAAGTCAGGTGGGCAATCGTCATTCCCAGCGGCGTCAATCAGTCCGTAGTAGATTTCACGTGCATCCGGGTGGACACCAGCAATTACCTTTGGTGGCTTTCCCTGGGGAATCTTCCTTTTACGTCCCTGATGATTATCAGGTGTTTTCTTTTTGCGGGAATCTGTCATAACACAAAGAATAGGTGAAGTTTACATCTCCTAATCAACGTGTTATTTTAAAACCAGAAAACCCCAGCGTACAGCCACTATGATTTATGTCACCCCCACCATTTTCCCAGGTGAGCCGGGTGTAAAAAAATACTGATCGGCCGGGGGGAGCGGACGCCCCGGGGCGGGGGTACCTAAGATTATCAGGGGGCACCCCCGAACCACAAAACCCCAGGTCAGGGGCTATTTTCATGTGGCTAGCCGGGGTGGTGGAGCGTGTCAAGTAGCGGGTCTGATTCGGGGGTAGTTAGCAGCTGTGAAGTAGACCGAAAATTACCCCCGAAAATTAGTTTTCGTGAGATTGATCACACTGTCCAAAATCAGGGCCAAATGCCCGAAATTTTACAATCGTGTTGGTTTCCCAACATCACCCCCAACTCAGGGTGACAAACTCACATCTGCATATGCAAATGTGCCAGCACCAACAACCCCGTTTGAGGGTCAACGACACTTGATGTTTCACGTGAAACATTGACAGTTGACGATGTTTCACGTGAAACATCGT